GCGTCGTATACGACCGTCCGGTCTGGAAGGTGGATATATAGGTGCTGATGCGAGCGATCGTTGCGCGACTCGAGTTTTACGCCTTCGAGCTGCGTCTCTGTGTAGCCGAGCAGGATCTCGTCTATTTCCTGAGTCGAGATCTTGGTGGCGGTGCTGTTAGCGCCGAGATAGATGCCAGGCGCCTCATTCTTGCCGCTGCCGAGGAAAGCGACCGTTTCGAGGTACACGCAGCATCCGAACGTGCCGATAGCGCCTTTTTGGATCTGCGCACCATCGATGCGCTGGAAAGGAAAAAACTCACCGCCGATGTTGTCAAATACTTCGATCGTGTGCCGGTTGAGCGCGTAGACCTCGTTGCGCAGCTTCAAAAGCGCAACCACCGGGTCTGGGTCAATCTCGGAAGATCCGTACTTTAACGGATTAACCGCAGTCGGGTCGGTCAGTTCCGTCACCACCAGGCTGGTGCCGTCGGTGGTCATGAAGTAACCATCCACCCAGCACATGTCGAGCACAGGGCCGAGGTCTGGGTCTGTGACCTGCGTCAGTGTCGTTCCGTCCCAGTAGAAAAGGTTGTTCGACGAAACCACCGCCAGCCGGTCGAATGAGTAGTCGAAAGTAACGTAGCCGCTACCACCAACGTCGCCCAAGACAGTGACAGCACCGGCGCTCGATATGCTCACCAGCTTGGTGCCCATCACGCGGTATAGTGTTCCGTTCCACTCAATGCCACCGCGATCAGTGCCGGGTCCGGTGCCATTCGACACCAGACCATCCGCAGGCCGCAGGAAGCCAGACGAGATGCCAGACTCTCGCGGGACAGGAACCAGGTTAACCGGGTAACTGGAGCGCAGGTCGGGCGTGTTGTCGGTGTAGATTCCTTGGATGACGGGGATTTGAGCCATTACAGCCCGCCTTCACCCGTCGCCACGTGCAGCGTCGTGCCGGACGCCGAGATATGCGCCAGGGTAACGTCGCCGTCGCGCTTGCGCACGATGATCTCGGAGCCTGCACGCACCGGCAGGTCGGCAGTCGTGGCAGTCTGCGAACCTTCGCCGATGCGAACGTGGCAGATGTTGGCGCCAGAATTAACCAGTCGCACGGCTTTGTCCTGCGCGTTCAGGGTGATGCTCGCGCTGGTAGCGCCAGGCGTCGTGACTTGGTTAGAGCCTACGCGCTGGCTGAATTGATTGTTTACGCTCATATCAGACCTCTATCGAAAAAAGTTGATGGTCCAAGTAACCCCGGCCCCGAAGATGCTTGCGAGCATCATACCCGCCCAAAGAGAGCCTTTCGAATGATTCGCCAGCGCCAGAAGCTGCTTGATGTCGCGCTGCATGTCGTCAACCTGCGCTTCGAGCGTCTTGACTTGGCCGATGAGCAGGCCGAATTTTACGGGGTCGATTTCGGACATGGGGGGGGTCTCACAAAGTTGCAATTATAAATGCCAAAAGTTCTTCATAGCGCACGCCATAGCGGTCGCCCGCCGGGACAAGCGGGCTGATCAATGTCCCGTCGTCGGCCAAAACTTCCGGGCTTTCTTGCCACTGGTCATAGCAAATGATTCCATATCGCATCGGGTCCAAACCCTCGACCTGAAACGCAGCCATAACTTCCTGCACAATCACGCCGACATGGATTCGCGCGCCGTCGCCCTTTTTCTGCACTGCGTCTTTGAATCTAAACTTTTTTACAAGTCCTTTAATCGCAACAGCTACTCGCCTTTCTGCGTCATCAAGCGCAGAGATATCCTGCTTTTCGCGTTCGTCTGAGGTGTTAATAGTGCCGGTTGCGGCGTAGACCGTGTTCCATCTTTGGCTAGCCGTACCAAGGTTAGGGATTGCATCTGTTTGTGGTCTGAAAGATGACGCTACGGCTTGGAAAGAAGAAACATTGCCAGGCCCAAGATAGATGCCACCGTCGCCGGAGACGATGTTCATAAAGTTGCCAGCGCCGCTATCCGCCCCGATTGTCCAGTCGTTACCAGAGCTTAAAGCGACCGCAGAAAGCACAGTACCTGCTGCGTTTTTGATTCGATAGGCTCGTGTGTTTGGAAGGACGCACGATCCGTCGAATTCATACGCAAGGGTGGCGTCTAAAAGATTAAGCGTCAGCTCTCTGTAGTTTGCGTCTGGCCCATATCGAAGAACATTTACGCTTCCGGCTGATGTTTCGCGCTCAATTAAGTTGTTTGTGTTTCCGCTGTTTACAACGGTCGCACCAGACGCAAACACGTTGGACATATCAAGACGGCAACCAGACGTGCCAGCAGAAAAAGAGAAAGCAATCGCAGAAAATTGATTGCCTACAAAAACCGCGCTGGACAGTCCGACAGTGACGTTTCCAAGAATTCTTGCATTAGATGTTATTCCGCCGTTAACGCCCGCTGGTGACGTGCCAGACTGAATGGTTAGCTTGCCGAATTGGCCGCCTGAAATGACGTGCGATCCGGTATCAGTAAAAAGGATGCCGCCAGAAGATTGCGAAGTGTAAACACCGAAGAGCTGGTGATAAAAAGTCGCTGTCCCGCTGACTCCGATTTCTATGTCATATCCAGAAGCCGTTGCGTCCGTCGTCTGGTATATGTCACACGTGCCAATAATTTGCGTGTGACCGCCGGTTGATTTTACTGCTCTTGCATACGCCCAGCGGCTGCCGCAATTGACCATGCGGAAGTTGTTGCCCGATGCGTTGACGTTGTTGCCTGTAAATGTTGGCGTTGAGGCGTCACCGTAAAACATCAAGCCATTTAGCTCTACCTCAGTCCCTGAGCAGGTAAGAATTACGCCGTTTGCATTCTTTTGCAAAATGACTTTGCCGTTTGCAAAAAGCCGCTGGCCGTTCGTTGATTGCGTAAGTCCAGAGCACTTGTATGTGCCATCTGGGAAAAAAACACCGCTGCCGGTGTTAATTGCCGCCTGAATAGCCCCCGTATCATCAGCCACCCCATTCCCAACCGCCCCGAAGTCTTTAACGCTCACAACGTCGCGTAGCTTCGCCTCAACCGTCCTTGCCACCGCGCCGGTGCCTGCGGGGTTGTATGTGACCTCTGAGGCGTTGTCTGGAAAGTTCAGATTGTCCTGCATGTACTCCTGCAGCAGATTAACCGACATCTTCCTCGCATCACCGCCGCCGGCGTAGTACGTCGGGATCTGGTTGCCGCCTGACACTTCGTCGATTGACGGGAGCTGGTTGATCGTCGGCATGAATTACTTCCTCGTGAGCGGCTCTGTCGTGATGGCTCTCAGCAAGACCACCGCCACAGCAATGATACAACCAACTGCAGCCTGTCCGGCAGGTGGCAATGGCAGAGCAAACACAAAGCCCTGCAGGACACTAAGAATCGCGACCGCGACTGCGAAGAGCACGGTGCGGGAGCGCAAGAGTTGTTTTAGGGTGGGCATGGGGGGTTGCCTTATGGGTTGGTTATCGGATTATGAAAATTGCTGTAAAGTTTTTGATATTTTAGAAGTTTGTTGGAGTAACTCTGGCATACCAAGTGGCTGATGCTGGATCAATCGGGGAGACTGTAGTGTTATGAATGCGGATCGTGACGATATCAGTCGCGCTAACGTACCCGCACCACATCAAACCTGACTCTATTGCAGAGGGCGCAGCAACATCAACAGTGTCCCCTATTTCTGCCCCTGGGATTGTTATAGTAATCGTTGCAATAGCGCCCGCGCTAATAGACCCGACATTTGTTGTTGTAATTCCGGTCAATCGAGCGCTTCGTGTGGATATTTCCCACGCAGCAGTCGTGCCGTCATCAATAAACGTGTCGCAAGTAGACCCAACCACATCGCTGATGCGCCCAGTTGTCCCTGCAGCCAACTGATAAGCGATGGTCCCTGACGGGGTCCCTGACTCAACAACCCTATTTGATTCTAAGATTTGACCAATGCCGGATACGGCTTTAATACCAATAGAATTGTTTTCTACACAAAAAATCCGCGCGTTTCGAACAGACACATTGTTGGCAGCGATTCTGATTGCTTGTGTCGCTCCAGCGAAGCGCCCACCCTCAATTCGAGACGGAAATGTGGTCTGCAAATCTACTGCGGTCGCACCCGTCAGTATTTCGCAGTTTTCAATTGATACCTGTTCTCCGGAAGCAGTGATCCATGTGCCCGTGTTATTTCCATCACCAAACCAGCAATTACGAAAATAAGTGTTATAGTTGCCGGTTAAATTTGCAGATGCGGATCCGTTCTCTGCTGGTTCCCATGTGCAAGTATCGAACTCAATTGATCGGCCAGCTAGGCTAAAATTTGTCGCGGTTGTCAAGTCGTCAAACGTGCACACACTGAACTTGATCACGTTTGCAAAAGATGAGAACCCGGCAACAGAAACCGACGCTATACCGTAAGCGGCATCTCTAAAATAACAATTGTCAAATCTAAGATTGACCCACTCGTTCCCGTCAATTAAGTATTCTGTCCCATTGTTGCCTCTGAGATAAACATTCTCCATCTTAAGTTCAAAAACTCGGCGCAATCTAATCAGTGACCCAGACGGGGATGAACCGCTTATTCTTAGGGCCAAATCACGTATAACAACACGATCCAGAAATGCAGACGCAGCGGACGCTGCAGAGAACAACCACCGCACACCAGAGGTCGAAGAAAAAACAATTTCTGATCCTGAATTGTTAAGTCCGCAGCCCTCACCTTCGATGATTATTCCGTTGAAGTTTGCAGATGCGTTGTCACACGCAAGAGACGAATTGCACAAATATGAACCAGAAGGCACAAACAATCGTTTGTTTGATTCAGCTGCGGCATTGAGCGCCGCCTGAATCGCCGCCGTGTCGTCTGTTACCCCATCCCCCACAGCCCCAAAATCCTTCACCGACACAACGTCCCGCAGCTTGCT